CAGAGAAGCAGAACTCTCGGTGGAGCTTTTCAATGGAGCAAAAATTGCACTTTACGGTGCGGATAATCCTGACGCTCTGCGAGGTGTTTATTTTGACGGCGCTGTTCTTGATGAGTTTGGAGATTGTAGACCAAGCCTTTGGGGGCAGGTTGTCCTCCCCACTCTCGCAGACCGAAATGGATGGGCGGTGTTTATTGGAACCCCCAAAGGGCGAAATCATTTTTATAAGGTCTATCAGCGCAGTTTAGTTGAGCCAAACTGGTTCAACTTTACCCTCAAAGCCTCAAAAACCAAGATTTTGGACGAATTTACGCTTGGCGAGATGAAGGCGCAGATGACTGAGGACGAGTACGAGCAAGAGTTCGAGTGCTCGTTTGATGCTGCTGTTATGGGCACATATTACGCCAAAAGCATTACAATGCTTGAAGAGCGTGGGCAAATCACCAAAGATACGCTGTACGACAAAGAATTCCCGGTTCATGTAGCGTGTGACCTGGGTTACACCGACTCAACTGCCTTCTGGTTCTGGCAGGATCGGCCTGATGGACTCGCCATAATAGACTACTATGAAAACCACTCCCAGCCACTCGAACACTACTTCAATCACCTCTCGTTCACCGGGTACAAATTCGAGCGAATCTGGCTCCCCCACGATGCCCGAGCCAAAACCCTCCAAACCGGACGCTCAACTGCCGAGCAGTTCAGAGATGCGGGGTTCCCCATTACTATTGCACCCAACCTCAAGGTTCAGCAAGGGATTGACGCTGCGCGATTGGTGATGAACCACTGTTGGTTCGATGAAGAGAAATGCAGCGATGGCATTGAGGCTCTAAGGGCTTATCGCCGCGCATACGACGAGGATAAGAAGTCTTTCAGCAATCGTCCTCTCCATGACTGGAGTTCACATGGGGCAGACGCATTTCGCTATCTTGCCCTAGTAGCGAAAGAGCGTATAGTGAGGGCCAATTCAGAGGAGATCAATCTTCCAAGTGTTATGGGGCCAAAAACTCCCTATAAGCTAAGAGAATTATTTGATGAACGCGAAAATAGGGTAGGATCAGGTTATGGCCGAAGCCGCATATGATATAGACGAGGCACGACATGAGAGTGCCGCCCAGAAATGGGGCCGTGAAATTTCCGCAGCTAAAAAGATGCTCAAGAGGTTCCATGAGCAAGGTGATCGGGTAGTCTCTCGGTTTCTTGATGACCGCAGAAATGAAGTTCAGTATATTTCTGACGACTATAATTCCTACAAACTAAACTTTTTTCATTCCAATATAACAACAATCCGGTCAATGCTCTTTGGCCGTGTACCAAAAGTCGATGTTTCTCGTCGTCATGCCGATTCTGACGATGACCAAGCCCGCGTTGCGAGTGAAATACTAAATCGTATGCTAAATAATTCGGTTGAAGATCCGGGTGAGGGGATTCAGCCAGTTTTACGCAACGCACTTGATGATCGACTGATTCCTGGTCTTGGTACAGCGCGTGTGCGCTATGAGTACGAGCCTCGGATGGAAACGATAATAAACGAGGAAGGCGAAGAGCAGCAAGTGGAAGTGGGCATTGAGTGGGAAAGTGCTCCTGTTGACTATGTGCATTGGCGCGACTTCTTATGGTCTTGGACTCGGGTTTGGGGCGACTTACGCTGGATGGCTTTCCGTAGTTACTTTGACAAGAAGGCTATGGCGGCTAGATTCGGTGAAGAAATTGCAGAGCAGGCTCAATACAAACGGCGCGAAGTAAATACAGGTGGAAATGACGAGAATCCAAACCTTGCTTCAGCTACAGAGGAAGCTGAAGTCTGGGAGATTTGGTGCGAGTCGCCTAATAAGGTTTATTGGTGGACTTCCGGTGTTGAAACTTTATGCGACGAGCAAGAAGATCCTCTCGAACTTGATGGGTTTTATCCTGCTCCACAGCCAATGGCGGCAAACGTAACGACAAGTCTATTTGTACCTAAACCGGACTATTGCATGGCGCAGGATTTATATAACGAAATTGATACGCTTGAATCGCGTATCGGTAATATAACTCGCGCCGTTAAAGTTGTTGGTGTTTATGATAAAAACATTGGCGAACTTCAGCGTATGTTAAAAGAGGGGCATGAAAGCGACCTCATCCCTGTAGAAAACTGGGCCATGCTTGCCGAAAAAGGTGGGCTAAAGGGTGTTGTTGACTGGTATCCGGTTGAGAATGTTGTAGGGGTTTTGAGCCATCTTGTAGAGCTGCGTAATGACAGCATCCAGCTACTCCATGAGATAACAGGGCTAAGCGATATTATGCGCGGGTCCACCGACCAGTATACGTCAGCAGCAAGCGATAAACTAAAAGCTAAGTTTGGTAGTGTTCGCATCCAGGCTTTCCAAGATATGTTTGCTATCTTTGCTTCCGACTTAATGCGGCTTAAAGCTGAAGTTATCTCCAAGCATTTTGATCCAGAACAAATTGTTCTTCAGTCGAACATTATGTATACGCCTGATGCAGACATGGTGGGCCCAGCAATTGAGCTTATAAAAGATCCCGATTTTCTACACTGGCGTATTGAAGTGCGTCCAGAGAGTGTAGCAATGGTTGATTTTGCACAGCTAAAAGCTGAGCGCACTGAGTATCTAAACGGACTAAGTATGTTCTTACAATCGGGAACTTCTTTAATTAAAGAAGCACCCGAAGCAGGTCCGGTCTTAATGCAGCTACTTAAATGGGGCTTGGCTGGCTTTAAGGGCAGCAATGAGATAGAGGGGGTCATTGATAAAGCTCTTGAGCAGCTTATGAAAGCGCAAAGTGCTCCTCAAGAAGAACAGCCCGATCCGGCGATGCAGCAAGCTCAGATGGAAATGCAGATGGAGCAGCAATCAGCCCAGGCTAAGATGCAGGAAGAGCAGCTCAAACATCAGAATAAGCTAGAAGAGATCCAAACTAAACACGCTACAGATATGCAGCGTATGCAGGAAGATTTCAAACAAGATATGCAAAAGATTATTATGACAGGCTCCATCAATATGGAGGAAGAGGTTGCTCAAGGCGAGGCGGCTATAGGGCAAGCCCAAGCTGAAGGCCAGATTGATCTAGCTGTCGAAGAAGGCAAAGAGGCTATTCGTTCTTACGGTGAACTAATGCGTAAGGACATAAGCGATGAGTAGAACTCGCTGGATTCAATGCAAGAGCTGCTATAAGTTAATCGCGGCTAATGAGTATGACGAGCATATTGGGCGCGTTAAGTATGGGCTACCCGCTAATGTTCTCCCTGATATTGAGCCTTTCGTTTCCCCCGTAAATGGAAAGGTCATTGGTTCGCGTAGTGCTTTACGCGCCCATAATAAAAGGCACAATGTTATAAATGTGCGCGACTGGGGTAATCAGGGGGAAATAAACCGTAAAGAGGCCGAAAAGGTTTTTAAGCCAGGGCATCCTGATCGAATTGAATCAATAAGAAAAGCAATATACCAAAATACAGGGGAATACTGATGGCCCAGGAAAATAGTATGTCGGACGACTTAGCCGCTGCCTTTGATGAGGTAGAGGGCACTGATGAAACAGGAGAAGGTCAAAGTGAGCAAGAAACCGAAGTCGAAATCGAAGCCGAAGTCCAAGAAGAGGCCGAAGTCCAAGAAGAGGCCGAAGGCATTGACGAAGTTCCAGAGGCTGAAGAAGTTTCTGAATCAGAAGTATCAGACGAGTCTGAAGTGGTTGCAGAAACTAGCAACATCAAGCCTCCAGTTTCTTGGAAGGCTTCTGCGCGTGAAGAATGGGATAAAATCCCTGCTACTGCTCGTGAAGAAATCCAGCGCAGGGAAAAAGACGTAACCCAAGCGCTACAGGAAAGTGCTAATGCGCGGGGCTTTACAAACGACTTTGCCGAGGTTGTTCAGCCCTATGTAGCTCTTCTTAACTCCGAAAATACCACTCCCTTAAACGCTGTTAGTGCCCTTATGCAAACGGCTGCGGCCCTGCGTATTGGCTCTCCCGCACAAAAAGTACAGGTTGTCCATAATATTATGACCGAGTATGGGGTGGATGTGCAGTTGCTAGACCAAATGTTGGTTGGTGAGGAGCCGGAAGGAATAACCCCTGAAACCATTAACCACATGGTCGATCAGCGTGTAGCAATGGCTACAAATATGTATGCCGATGCCCAAAATGGGCAGGCTTCACAGCAGCAAATGGCGCAGGCTAACAGCACTATTGAGGCTTTTGCCGCTGATCCTAAAAATGAGTTTTTTGAGGATGTGAGGGACCACATGGTCTACTTACTCCAGTCGAACGCGGAGAGAGGCCAGACGATGACCCTGGAACAGTCATACAATGAAGCTGTCCGTTCAAACCCTGATATTCAGGGTATATTGGCCGGAAGGCCCGGTACAGGAGCAGCTAATGGAGCTGCCCGCCGTAAGAAAGCAGCAAGCAGCATTAAATCGGGAGCACCTTCAGGGCGAGAGGCTTCTGGTGGAGCTGCTGGGAATACTGTTGCAGATGACATTGCTGCTACTTGGGCTGCATTTGAGGAAAGATGAACTAATAATTAACGGGTGAACAATGCGGGTAATAATTTTATTGCTTCTGCTGTGGGGCACAGCATGGGCCCAACCGCTACTGGATTTGCCTGCTTCTACCAGGGGATCTGTGAAGGTGACAACATTGAGCCTTGAAGAATCCAACATTACAGTCGGAGGGCTCCAGTTCAAAGGGGTCTACATAGCCCTGCTTTTGACTATTGTCAGCACTATTGGGGGCACTATCTGGACCGCCAGCACCCTCTACTCCCGTCTTGAAGGGGTAGAGGCACAGTCAATCCCAGATATTGAGCCCCTTTCTGAGCGACTTGCATTGATGGAACAAGAGCTCAAGAACAATGATGTGGCTGGTTTACAGGGGAATTTAGCTGCCCTGGCTACTAATCTTGAGACTATTATTGAGCAACAGCAGAAATTACTGCTCATTCAGGACAAGGTGACAGAGCTGGATCTTGCTGTAATAGAGATGCAGACTACGGTAAAGACTGCTGAGCTTATTACAGAAAAGAACGAGGGAGCAGTCTCAAAGATAGAGGTTCTCCAGCGAGAGGTAAATGACCTCTGGAGTGGCCTCGACTCCCTGAGTAATCCCTATGGCAACTAAGGGTTGCATCTCCACTTTCCCCCGTGATATATTCCGCTAGACAGCTTCAAAAGAGCTAGGACTCCCACGGGCTTCCCGAGAGTTCCCCAAGTTCAGAAATACGCAAGCCTATGGGCTCATGCAAGGAGCAAGCGTAATTTTTTAACTTTTATTATGGGGAACAAAGATGGCATTCGCCAATATCAGCGATATACTCGCTACAACGATTGAAAATCGTAGTAAGAAGGTTGCTGATAACGTAACAGACAACAACGCTATTCTGAAGAGACTGTCGGAAAAGGGCAACATGAAAACCTTTTCTGGCGGTAGTAAGATTCTTCAGGAACTGAGCTTCGCGGAAAACGCGAACTTCGGTTGGTATTCAGGATATGACATCCTACCCGTTGGTGTAAGTGACGTTATCTCAGCCGCTGAATACGATATATGTCAAGCCGCTGCACCAGTCGTAATGTCTGGTCTGGAGATGCTCCAGAACGCAGGCAAAGAGAAGATGATCGACCTTATGGACGCTCGTTTATCTGTGGCTGAAGCAACGATGGCTAACCAAATCTCTGTGGGTTTGTACTCAGATGGTACTGGGTCATCAAACAAAGAGCTTGATGGTCTGGATAAGGCAATTTCTGCGACTAACACATACGGTGGCATTGACCGCACCGCTGCTGTTGGTGAGTTTTGGCAGTCTTATGTAGATACCACTACTGCAACTGCGAGTAACATCGACGAGTTGTTTAATACGGCATGGTCGAGTCTGGTTCGGGGTAATGACCGACCTGATTTAATCATGGTAGACAACAACATCTGGAAGTTCTACGTCGAGAGTCTACAAGCATTCCAGCGGTTCACATCTGCTGACTCGGCGGGCCTCGGCTTTCCAAGTCTGAAGTATATGGATGCTGATGTGGTTCTTGATGGAGGTATCGGTGGAGCAGCGACAGCTAGTACAGCGTACTTCTTGAATACGGACTATATTCATTATCGTCCACACGCAAAACGCAACATGGTTCCGCTTTCGCCAAATCGTCGATATGCAACGAACCAGGACGCTGAAGTACAGATTCTAGCTTGGGCTGGAAACTTGACTACCAGCGGCGGCATGTTCCAGGGTCGTCTGAACGGAGCATGATCTCCTGACGGGCGTTAGGTGGGGAGGTTAAACCCTCCCCACCGTTTTATTGGAGGGTTATTATGGCGAGTGTAATCTCTACGGGAGGCGTAATCGGAGCGATTAACCCCGATGCTCGACAGCATCCCACCATATGGCGGGAAGGCCGGGCTTTGGATAGGATGGATGAAGTAATGGATTTTGCTCTAAATACGCCAGGAATAGGGACGGATGGGTATGCTTACCGATTCGTCCAGGCTGATGGAGCTATTGCTGCTGATACGACTNACTGCTCTGTTGATGCAGACGGACAGTTGACCGATGACTCATTGGGTCACTATACGGTTTCGAGTGTTGCTTTCGNAGGTAACGAGTATGGATGGGTACAGAGTCCTGTCTATTTACTGGATGGAGTGGCTTCTTAATTAAAGGATTTTATGATGGCAGACCAAGTACCTACTATTGAAGGGGCGATTGGGGCCGGTAGTTTTGACCATCGGTATAAGGTTAGTTATTACCCCGCACTTCTAGTGCCCTTCACAATAAACCCCTCTACATTGCAGATAGGCGAGGATGGATATTTCTATCGGTATGTCAAGGCTGATGAGACTATCGCTGCCGGGGTTACTGATGCGAGTGTAAG